GTTGCAGACTGTGAGGTTGTATCTTTTTGTGCAACTAATAAATCTCCTACCGCATAACCTGTTCCAGCATTCAAATAACCAAAGGTCTTGATTACATTGTATCTTGTAAATGTACCGCTGGAAATGTTATCTTCAATGATTGGAACTATCTGTGCACCAGTGCCAGTGCCATTCACTGTTACAATGGTATTATCTAAGGTGTAGTTATTGCCAAATCCAATGATACCAGTTGGCATATTAGCTGTTCCAATTCTACCAGTGATGGTTTGTTGAATTGTATCATTCTTATATGTTGCACTTAATAGTGCTGTTCCACTGCCACCTGCCACTGCAATCACTGTGGTTTCTGGATTGTACCCACCTACCGTATCTACCACATTGACAGTTTTAATTGTGCCATTGACAACTGCGCTGACATTTCCAACAATGGTTGATCCAGATTTGATTAGGTCACCAACTTGATAATTTAAACCTTTTTGTGTAATTTTTAATTCAGCAATGCTATTGTTAACAAATGTACTGCCACTGGTGTGCGGCTTGATACAAACATTGTAAAACCCATTTATATCAATGATGTCGCCAACATTGTACAATGTTGATGCCGTCCAACTGCCTTTGTATTTGGTATTAATGTTAAAGCCATAGTCGCTGACCCAAACATTTGGCAATAGTCTGCCATCAATTGGTTGTAAGTTCCACTGAGTAGAATCAAATACACTGGTTGATGAGCCGGTTATCTTGGCCTTGGCTCTGTACAAGTTGCCTTCCTGCCAGCATAGGTCGCTGGGTTGATAATTGTTGTAGATGCTAAATCCGTTGGTTGAAAAAATATCTGATGTGGTTAATAAATTTGCTGGATCAACTGTGACATTGGCCAAGATTGAGTTATCAGTCTGATCAACATTGATAAAACTGGCCAGTGTTAAATTGCCCAACTCACGCATTTCAATGTCAGTATTGAACAATTGTGGATTACCAGCATTTGGTAACCAATTCTTAGTGTCGTCCAGTCCAGTTTGAGTACTGCGATCAATGGTGGCAAATTCATATGGACGAAGTGGTTTGGTTACCCAACGCTTGTCCTTCTCCCAGATATCAATGATGTTATCACTTAAACTGTCGTATAGGTATGTGGGGCGAGATCCATTATTTGTGCTGATAATTCCACCGTAGCCGCGTGGTTGGAAACGCACCACTTGCTTGCTTGCAGTAAAATCTTGTCGTCTTAATTCAACTTCCCAAATATTTTCGCTTTCTAAATTGCCAAAGTTGCCAGTGGTAATCAACCACTGTTCATTCAATTCAATATCTTGTTGTCTGCCTGGAATATCAATCTTGGAATTTCTTAGTAGTGCATCCACAGCCAGGTTTGTACCCATGGCAGTTTGTAGGCCTTGCTTGTAAAAATGCTGAGTGCTTTTATCTTGTATCAACTGATCAATGATTGTTGATTTAGCAGGAACAACATCCGACTTTGCAATGTCAGTTTTGATTGAGTCAAATGCATTTTGCTCTGGCTTGTGGCTGTCTACGATATCACTGACCAACGCATCAAAGCCAGGAATTAGGCCTGCTGGTGTAAGTGTAACACCGCGAGCAGTTGGACGACCAGTCCAACCATTTGTTCGGCGAGCCGATAACCCAAGCACATCAATTCTATTTCCAGTCTGCAGATCAATTACCAAATCTCCAAACTTGGTTTTACGATTAATGTACACAACATGATCATAATCTCTAGTGGAAAAGTTGACAAATACAATTTGTTGACCAGCAGTTGGTACAATCTTATCTACATTCTTTTCATACTCTCTTGTGATTTGTAATTCATTTGATAGCGCAGAACGCCCAGTTGAAAACAATACCTTACCAGTTCGACCCAAGTCTGCATCTAACCTGTCCAAGGTTCCTCGAGCATGACTAAATTTTAATCCGTCTTCTGTTGCTACGCCAACCAAACAAAAGTGATCAGTTCCCCAGTTTTCTGCGATCCATGTCAGTGCATCAAGTCCAGCTTGTTGCCAATTTGTTATAGTGCCACGACTGTTGACTTGATCTAAGATCAGTCCCTGTGACTCTTGATATTTTTGTAGGCCTTCAAAGAAAGTAAACAGAGCCTGTTTATCATTGATATAAGATCCATACTGCAACTCATGTGAGATATTATCCCAATCAGAGTAGCTGACAAAAGTTCCGTTTGGAGTCACTATCTGGCTACGAGATGTTGGATAGCTTTCTGTTAAACTTTGAGCAGATGGTTTGAAAATTGTAAAATATTTGTGACCAGGATCAAAACCATACACTCTAAATCCGTCACCATCTTTTTCAACTCGTACTGCACTATATCTTAATTTAGAAGTGCTGACTCCGGGGCTCAACGTCATTAAGAAGTCTTCGGCAGGAATGTAGAATCCATTTTTAAATTTTGCGTAATACATTTTCAGTGTGATTACGCCATCACTAAAGCCACCAACTCCAAATTGTAATCGACTGTCCAATGACATTAGTTCGTTTAACGGTGCTTGCCCAGTTAAATTAAATTCTCTATAAGCTTCAAATAACACTGAACCCATACCAATTGTTGGACGATCTTGAAAGAACTGTCCTGGTGGCAATGTATTGGTTCCTTTTTGTTTTGGACTATTGGTATCTGTGTCATTGACAAAAGGATTGATTGCTTCATCCATGAAGTTATGAACAATGTCATAATCTTCTATGGCATGTAAAACATTGTCCCATGCGCCAGCAATGCTTCGACGCCAGGCCACTTCTACAGGTGACCATGATCCAATCTCCCACGGTTGCTGGGCAACATCAGAGCTGGGTGCAGGTGTATTCCACGCCACTGGATCTATTAGATTGCCAGCTTGATCCACAGGAAATGTGTCAAAATTTCTACGATAGCTGACGGCCACAGTCACTGGCTTTCCTGGCTCGGTCACAATGCCAAATCTTAGGGCATTTTCCAATGCACTTCGTTTTGTTGCATCTGTCCAAGAGTAGTAATTGTTCCACCAAGTGGGCGCAGAATCGTAACCCAGTGATTCCCACGGAGCCGTATCCAATTGATAAGTGTCAAATGCATTTATATAGATTGCTCTCCAGCTTAGACCATTGTAGTTCCATGTCCATGCATCTTCTGCATCAAAATCTGATCGCTCCTGATAGTCAATGTTGTTTGTGGTGTACCATTCAATTTGTGCTTTGGCCTGTGCTTCTAATATTGGCAAGCTACGATACGCCCTGTATTGTCGCTGTTGATTTACTGCGCCCACCAAATGGATGCAGTTGTTGTATGTTCTAGTTTCTAACTCTAAGATTACTAAATTACGAAGGTCATCTTCATCTGTGCCGTACATGGCAATTCTACTGCCGTCATGTCGCTGAATATACTTGCGTGTATTTTGACCCCATGTTTCTGTGACAAATCCAGGCTGGTATACTCCACTTAGCCCAAGCTTGGCTGGACTGGCTGGAATTCCACTGTATACACCAGACTGACTTGAATGATAAATTTCAATTTGAGTTCCATCTGCTGGTGCAGTTTTAAATGTGACCAAAGCGGCGTAGGCATCTACTGCATAATCATTCTTGGATACCAGTTCGCCGTTGGCATAAACATACACAATATCCGGACCAAAAAAGTCCAAGTATACGACTCCGTTGCCACCAGTGTTGACATTAAATGTCAATGTGCCATTATTAACAACATAGCTGGCTTTATTCATACCATTGGTTGAAACAGCCATGCCAGAAATTGCATCTGGGGAACTGTAGGTAAGTCCCAGCAATGATTCTTCTAAGATGCGGTCAAGATTTTCTCGTGGAGTGCTTAAATTAAAGTCTAACAAATTAAAATTAGATTCCAATTTGGAAATAAATTTCCTCCACCAGCGCCAGCCACTGAGTGATCTTGCAATCACGCTGTCTTGTATTGTAGGCGACAGACGGAAGCTGGTCCATGCACTTCGCATGCTACTGTTATCTGCCATTATTGCACCATCAGCGTCAAACACATAGTCTACTGAATTCCAACTTTGACTGTCTGATCGTTTGTTGGCATTAATGCTTGATGTCATATTATGCACCAAACGACTTGGAGTAAATTCTCCTAAGTTGATGTTTTGTTCAGGATTGAATACCAGCCCTGGAATTGCAGTGATATGGTCATTGTCAGCATGGTCGCCTTGATGTTGAATTTCAAGGGTGCCTTGGCCGTCGGCCTGTAGTTGCACCGATGTAATGGCCCATGATGAATCTCGTACCACTGTGAAGCTGTAGTCTACAGGCAAGCCGTTTAATTTTACTTTTACATTTCTTGGATCTTGTTTTACATCAATGACTTTTGCTTGTATTGATTTTCCGTCAATGGTGATGGTTAACTTTGATGGTGCATCAGCTGGAACTACAAATGTAAAATAATTATTAACAATATCAACATCAAAGCTGGTCATATCAACGCCGCTGATTGTTGCCACGCTTGGATTACCATCTACGAAAACTGTAAAGTTGGCAGATTCACCAGCGGCAATCCTTGGCAAGTTTTTGGCAACAATACTAAAGTTGTCTAGGTAAACTGCTCGTAAAGTATTGTTTATTACTTTAATGCCCCAGTCATACTTGGGCCACATTGTGGCGTCCAATTCAACTGTTGAATTATCAAAGTCGGCAACTGTTCTAATTGCCCAACTCTTTAAACGGAACCATGCTCTGCTGTAACCAATGCTGAGTTGATTGATCAACGGAGTGTTATCAGTCACCCGTCTGAATTGATATGGACCGCTGACTGTTTTAGAGGCAGTGCCTTGATTGTAGTATGCAAAATTTTGTAATGTATGATTATATACGATATCATACATTGCATCTGATGCAGTATTGTCAGCTGTCAACTCACTGAATTGTGAAGGTAAAAATTTTAAGTTATATCCAGATTCTGCATCGTATTTGTCACCATTGACAATTTCAATAATTGCAGAACTTTTAATATCTGGATTATTTGGATTGTTACTCAGTTTGACATTTGTTGAATCATACAATTCAAACAATGGTTGCTGTGTACGAGAAAGTCTGGTTTGTGCCAGAATTGCTTGACCGTTGACCCAATGATACTCCAACAGGTAATTTGCGTCTGTGCTGTAAGGAGTATCAATTAATACTGCATCTCTATTCCTGGCTGTTTCAGGCACGAATCCATTTGTAACAGTTTCGTTTGATAAAACATTTATAATTTTGTTTTTATAGATGTCGTTGACTAACCATAAAATTCTTAATTTATCAACTGGTACTCCGGAGATGCGGTATGTAATGCTCCAATGTTCTGGTTGGTTCTTCAACCAAATAATTTTTCCATTGGCAACTTCATAAAGAATTTTCTGACTCACTGTGTTTAATAATTCATCAAACTCTTGTATTGTAAAACTAGATCGGTTGAGAGCAGTTTGTATGTTATTGCCCTGTGACAGTGCCCGAACAATTATATCGGGTTCTATTTGTAACTTTCGAGTTGTGCTTATGTATTTTGAATTTAGAATTTCTAAATCTAGATCTACAATTGGCAAATTGATGAAATCGGATACAGCAACACCATCTATTGATGTGACTAAATTTGGCCATGCTCTAAAAAAGATTCCATGGTTGAACAATTCCAATGTGTCATCAAATTCAACAATGGGTCTTAATGCTTGTGCTGGTAATGCATTTGTGTTTGAGCCAGAAGATGTAACAATATCATTGAAATTGATGTTGAGATAGTCAGCAGTAGTTTGTATGGTGTCTTTATGATACCATACATTAACCCTGCTATTTGTATTTCGAGTTCGTGCTCCAACTTTTTCTAAGATATAATGTTTTTCATTGATACCTTTGATTGCGCCGTCCCACTCAACACTATCCCATGGTACTGCTGTTTTATCCCATAGAGTTTGAATTGCCTTACTGTACCTTGTGTTGGTGTATTGGTGTGTTCTAGACAACAAGCGAATGCCGCCGGCTGTTCCTACTCCGGCAATTTGCCATCGTCGACTGGCCTTGTTTGAATCTTCATCAGTTGTTAAAAAATACTCAACGCAGTTTAAATTCACTGGTAAGTCTACGCTTGGAACAGTTCCATTCCAATGTATGGTATTTGCAATTACATCATAATCAACTTTAAAAGTTTTTACAATGCCATCAACTGTGACAATAATTTTACTTCGGTCATAGGCAACAAAGTCACATTCTATGTCAAGACTTGATTTTCCATTTGTTACTGTGTCGATTACAAAATTAGATAGTATTGGTACAGTACCAATTCTTGCTGGTTTATTAAAGGTAGCTTCGGCTGACGGAACATTGTTGAATACAACCCGCATTCCATTTTTCAGTTCAAGGCGTTTGCCGCTTCGTTGTAAAACTGTGGTGTACGCTGGCTTTCCTAGAATGTCATTTTGAATGTCAAAAGTTTCTGTTTCGGTTCCAGTGATGAAGATCACAGGCATTCCTTCCTGTATCCAATAATAGTCTGGCCAATTGATAAATTTGTCCGGATCAATTGGTAAATCTAAGATACTAACTGGAACTGTTGTTTCTTTGGTCCTGTCGTTTAATCCCCAGCCATGCGCCACTTCATCTGCGCTCAATGTTGCTGGAGAGTTATCCGCACGGTAAACTAAAAGTCCTGGCTCCAGTTGTCTTTTTGCTGTTGGATGCGGCAAGTAGTCATTGACCAACGACTTTGTTGTGCGCCTGCCAACGGAGTAATTCAAATCTTCCATGGCATGCGGCTGGAACATGTCTTCCATTACTGCCGCAATTAATTTTTTATTGGTATCTGTCCTGAATATACTTGGAAGTAATTCTGGTACCGTTGGCAATGCCAACTCATCCAAGCGTTCGCCTGGATAGGTTTTAACAGATGTGCTAACTGGATTAATTTTTGTTGGGTCTTGCGCCATTTTTACATGATTCCGGTTGGTGAAACTTGACTAGAAATAATTTCTACATTGTTCACAGTTGCGCTACTAATGAAAATTTCATTCTGCTCACATTTAATTTGAAATAGATCATTTGGTGTTAGATTACTTTGCAACGGCACTAGAACAATACTGCTGATTACGCCGCCCAACTGCTTGTGTACCCACGAAGCCATGTCAGTAAAATAAAAAGTTTCGCCAAAATCCCAATTACTAAAGTTAAAGTAGGCATTGACACTTGCAACGACTCTACTCCTAATTTCAGCATCGCTGACTTTTGTGCCGTCACTCTTGGTGACACGAATTGTCACTTGATATCGAGCATCAGATCCAACTCCAAAAATTACTTTGTAGTCAACTGGATGGAAAACAATGCTGTCGCTGATGCTTTTGTAAGGAATAATAGGTTGCATCAATTGTTCCAAGCTGTAGCTGGACAATGGCATTGGACGAAGACCTGATGCGGCTCCGTTGTTTACCCAAAATCTAAATGCTTGATTAAAATCAGTTGTCAACACAAACATATCAATGATGTTGGTAGTTGTTGGATCAACTCTGTTGTCTCTTAGAGGAACATGATTGTACTGAACTTTTAAATCTTGTCTACCACTGACTCCATTTAGGTCGCCTGGTACTGTGACAGAAGCTGTTGGTTTCAGTGTGTACTGTCCTCTGGCATCAGTAAATTCTTGTTTTACTAAATTCACAATGTGATCACTGGTGTTGTTTGTACCTGTGTTGATAATTGAATCAATGATTGTTGGATCATCTGGAACCAATGTATCTAGTAGTCCTGGCAACAATACCTGCACTCTTTTTGGATCGTAACGACCATCATCTAGTCTAAAGTAGTCAACCACATCTAATTCTAGCTCATTGATTAAACCAACATTGACATTTAAAAACTTAACAGAATCTTTAATAACACGACGAGTTGTTTGATCTAATGCACTGCCAAACCGTTGATTATGAAAGGACAATTCACTGTCACTGCCAAACGCTGTTTGATCTCTTCTTAATACACTGGCCCAAACTTTTGTCAGAGGATTATGTACCAATCGAATCATCCAGCTACTGTTGCCTCTGAAGGTTGCTGTGCCTGCTGTTGTTAGATCAAGACCTTGCCCTGTGATATCATTGATCAAGTCAGCTGACACAACAAACCATCGATCTTTAATGTTATCGTAATACAAACCAAAGTTTTGTTTGGCCTTGATTTTTTCTTCTATTTCAGACAGTTCGTTGATGTTAAACAATGTTCGCATGCTTGGAATCCATCCAAACAACTGTCCGTCGGCTATGGTGCCATTGACAAATACAGCGCCTTGCCCATTGGCACGGAGTCCTGTATTGTTTCCGTCATTGTCACCTACCCCAAAACCTTCTCTGTAGATGTCTAATATTTTTGCCCATTTGTCAGATGAGAATTTGATTAGAGAATTTTTCTTTAGTGTTCGATTCTCTAGTATTGCAGTTCCTTTTCCTACTCGCACTGGTTTCTTATCTGCGTCTGCCACATCATAAAAGTATCCGTGTGTTATTCCATTGGCATAGTCAACTTTGTGCCAGACCAATGAAGAGTCGCTGCCAATTCGTAAAAGACCACTGGCATCATCATACAGATACTTTTTATAGTATAACTGATGTGTGCTTCGGCTCAACAATGATTCTTGTACCCAACTTAAAACTTCATCGGTTGTGGAACTATCTTGTAATGTTGTTTCAACTGTATTTTCAGATGAGTAAATGAAACCGTCGCTGGCCAATGTGATCACTGGACGATAAGTTGCTGTTGGATCTTGTGTGTCAGCATAAATGCTTTGACCAGCAAAGGTTCTGCTGATTGACAAGATCTTGTCGACACCGCCAATCTGGCCTTCTGGATATATGTTGTAGTCGCTGGCTGTGATCATGCGATCTTGACTGGCCGCTGTTCTGGCCGCACGATTTTTAATCTGTGTTATTGTTTCGCTCAGTGAATTGTTTATTGGTTCTGACAATTGCAATGTGCAAACTAAGTCTTGTTCTTTTCCTTCACTGTCAACATATCTCAGCGCGGCTTGCATGCCAAGTACATCAGATGGCACAAACGAAATTTGTTCCATTGCACTTTGCCTATACCAAATTCTAATATTTCCTGTGGGAATATCTGCAAATGTGCCATCACCAAATTTGATACTGATTGTGTCGTTTTCTTTTGTGATTACTTCGTAGATCTTTCTAGTGTCTTTATTGATTGCATTGAATGCAATATTTTTACCAACGGTACTTGGAACTTTAGTCCAGCTGTCAATGATTCGACCAGAGCCGTCAACACTTTGTACCCATACATCGCTTTCATTGATGCCGGTGGCGTCAACATCAATCACGCGGTTTTGAATACTGGTTTCTAATACATGATCTTCATATGAGAGTGTGCCTTGTTTGAATAACAGGAACCAACCATTGGTTGAATTTGCATAACCAGTTCCGTCATTGTTAAACAACATTGTCATGTAACCATAAGGATTAGGAGTCGATTCTAGGGCCAACTGTGTGGTTGCATCAATGACCATTGGTACAATTTCGCAGTTGTAATTTGTACTATTGCGACCGTTGAGATTGAATGCCTCTACCATTGTTCTATTTTGCGATTGTGAAATTTGATACAGCTCTCTAGAAATGCCATTGGTAATTGCCGAACTAACTGGACGACCAATTGGAGTAGCTTTATTAAATGCCTCATTGAGGATGATACTGGTCTGTTCGTTAAAGTCAGGATTCAACGGATCAGCCCACACCACAGTTGTATTTGCAAGGTTTGCACCTTTGCTGTCATATAAATCTTGACTTGTTTTTATTGCAGAGATGCGAAGAAAGCCGCCGGCGTTAAAATTACGAAACGGCTTGTATCCCAACTGTCTGGCAATGCTTAAAATATTGCCGCGATTTTCAGCAGTCTCTAAAAAAGTTTCTCTTAAATTTAAATCACTTCTGAAAGCTAAATTTTGTCCAATATATGACATCAAGTCAATCAGTGCAACATACTCGCTGGAGTTAATAAAGTCAGTGAAGTCTTCTGGGTAGTTTGTTTGTATGTGATTTAACAATGCGGCGCGAAGACTTTCAAAGTCGTAGGCTTTAAAATCTGCATTGACCAAATACCTATAGTTGTTCAGCCAACTCTCTGCGGCATTTAGTTGTCCAAGGCGTCGAGTCTGGCTCATTTTGTTTCCGTTCCTTTATCGTATGTTAAGGGCAATGTAACTGTTTCATCAGACGGACGATAGGTTACTATAACCTCTAAGGTTAAAGCATTTGGTCCATCACTGACTGTCACGCTCTCCAACGCCCAACGAGGGTCATTGCTAATAATAGATCTGACATCAGCCTCGATGAGAGCAATTGTTGCATCATCCAAGGGCTCAAACAACATTTCCCATACAATACTTCCAAAGGTTGGCATCATAACACGCTCGCCTTTGCGGGTGTTAAAATGGTTTAATAAGTCTTGTTTGGCCAAGTCCATGTCGTAACGAACTGGCTTTAAAAAAGTAGTTCCTACTGTGCTGTACCCGCGAAATCTTGATGTAAA